GCTCCAGTTGCTGACCTTAGCCACCTGAGTGCCGTTATAAGTCAATGTGCCGTCTTTGCCGCTGTAATACGTCATGCGTCAAGCACCCCTGTTAATTTAATTGTAACCGACATGCGGCCAGGCTTTACACTGTTGAACTGCGGCGGTTCGGCATAGCGATATTTCATGCCAAATGGTGTTGCAGAAAAGCGGTTTGTGGTGCCGCTTGCTATACCAGCATGGAATCCTGGGTTGCCGCTATGTGTTAAGGAGTTAGCTGCCACATCAAATACGCCTAACGTGCCACGGCAACTATGGTAATGATCATAAATCAAAGCTGCATTGGCATCAGTAATATTATCAAACGATAGTGACAGTTCCATATTGGCACGTTGGTTGCCATATTGAACCCTTACCTCAGCGCCGTCTTGCGCTTTAAACGTAGTACCTGGGAAATCACCAGCCGATAACGACCTGCTGGTAGGGGCAACGCTCGGAAAGCTAGGGCCTGCAAAACTCATTGCTCGTTTTCAACCACGAATTGGCTGTCCTCTAGGTTTAAATAAGTAATCCTGCCGGAGCTGTCGATTGGGACATGGGTGCCGGTGATTTCCACCATTCCCTCCTCATCATAACTAATCAGCTCCGCTTTATACATATAAGCGCTAACGGCATTTGTGTACACCGTAAACACCGCTCCAGCAAATGTGGCTGAGGTGAAGCCATTGGCATCGACTGTCATGGTGCCAGTCTGCACCTCCGTCAGCCCCGACCGCCACCAATAAACTGAGTTAGCGCCAGATAATCCAGTGCTTGAAATCACCTTGCCATCATCCAAAACATAACCATTTTCAAACTGGTCTACATGTCTAGCTTGGCTTGCAACTTTAAAATACGCGCCAGGTGCTAATGCTAAACTTTCGGGAAATGTTTTGAATGTAATCGTATGCGTTACATAACGGCGGGTTTGAATTAGTAATTTAGCAAAACTAATCGCATGTGTTTTATTAGTGCAAAAACCAGTAAAATCAACAGCTTCTACTTGCAGCGACCTATGGTCTGGGTCGTTTGGCCTAACTAAAATGTTGCGTGTTTCGGCAAAGCCATCCTCCACTTCATCACGTACCGTAATCAATACTTGCGGTGCTATACGTTGCTCGGCTGGATACCAGCTTACTTGCAATGAATCCTCAATAATATTGCCATCGGTAAATAGCGCCGAGATTTTAGGCAGTCTTTCAAAAGCACCAAAAACTGAATAGCCAGTAAGCCCTTGCGTTGGTGATACCGGGAATGTAGGCTGCAACGATATTTTGCCACCTAAAATAAGGAAATCCAAAAAGAAGTATGGGGCGTGTTCATATGCCCAGTCACGGACATTAACAGGTGAACCTATCACACCATCGTAAAACAATTGATTTTGGATGCAGATTTTACTTGCTGCTTGGAAGCCATCCCAATCAATCATGCTTTCTGGTATTAAATTGTTAGCGCCTGCGGCTGGAGCGCGTAACAAATGACGCAATATCTCAGGGAATAAATGCGTTGGCCCTGTGATAGAACCTGGCGATGAATAACCGCTAGTATTACCAGTTTCTGGGTCTACCATTCGGATTACATTAATGCCTTGCTTTGCGTAATAAGTAAAATTATTAAAATCGTTCCATTCCTTACCGCTGCGTAGTTGTAATCCTATTAACGCCATATTATCGTAAATTGGAGTAGTTCTATTTTGCCGCTGCTCGTTAACGTAAACGACTTGATGTTCTGGCCCATTCTGATGGCTGCCTTCTTGCTGGTCGTATAAATAAACATCCGCTACAGCATCATAATTTTCAGCTACAGATTCACCACCTACAACTAATTCTCGCACTATTAAATCAGGCAAGGTAATGCCAATGCCTTGAACTTGTACTTTGCTCCCTTCTTCATAGCCGGAGCCTCTGTTTGCCGGTATGACATAAGCGATATAAGTAACTTGCTCTGATGTTGTCAGATCTAATAATGAATACTCAAAGTTACTAGGCGGCATTGCAACACCAGCAGGTTTTTTATACGCGTACTGGCCTGATGTCATAGGGTCTTTGCTATTGCCTGTAACCGTAATACGCGCTCCAGGGATAGCAGAGCAAGACCACATATAACCGCCTAATGTATAACCTTGCTGCTCGCCAAAAGGTGTAGTTGAGGCTGATGTTAAATCCAGTTCCACTTCAATTTGCATAAATGGATCCGGGTCAACCCCAACTGGCGCATAAGAATAAGTTATGCGGCCTTTAAACGTTTGCCCCAAGCCAGTTGGAGGACCTGGAGGGTTACCAACGCTATCTTTTAACTCATCGTGCAACCATTTCATTGAGAAGCTATCATTAGGGCCTGGTTTTGCAATAGCCGTAAATTTTTGAGTGCTTCTGGTTTCTGTTGCTGTTACGCTTACAGTTAACCCACTGCCAGGACCACTGATGGTTGTAGTGGCAAATGTAGCTAGTTCTTGTTCGCCATATGTCAAATATTCAACTGCGCCTAATGATTGAACAGCCCCAACTTCTGCTCTCCCGCCAAAAAACATTACGCTATTAGTGCCCATTGATTGTGTTATAACTTCTGTTGAACCTTTATAACTAATCTCAAATCCTCCGTTATTTATATAAACGCCATACTTTTCTAGTCCTCCTGATCTGGCATCTAGAACTCTGGTACTTATGCCTGTTGATACATTAAGAATTGATCCACCCGCTAGTGGTCTTAATCTTATTTCATATTGCACATCATCTCTTGGAAATTTAATGCGTATAAAATTAAACTGATCTACAGGTGTGCGACCTCTGACACAGAATGGCCCGGCGCTATCTTCTAAAGTAATCCAAGTTTCAGTTCCCTTTTCTCTTATCTGCAACCTAAAAAAAGAATACCTTAAGCCGTATTCACTATACTGTCCAACAATATAATTATTACCACCTGCTTCAATTGCAGCAAGTGTCGTTTCAGCCGGTTGGCTTGAGAAATTACTGATGCCATTAAACCGCTTCCATACTTGCGACTTAATGCCAATTTCAACTTGGTTTAATTTACGTGTTGTAGTTATATTGGCAACAGCTAACTTAAGTAACGTCGCGCCATTGCAGGGGTTAACATATTGCGCTAAATTCCTAGAGTTAAAATCTGGCGCATGTATTATGATTTGCTCTGATGCCCTTCGTACTTTGCCTGCTGTTAAAGCTTTGAAGAAATAAGCTTTTGGTGCTGTAGGACTCCATATTGTAGTAGCTGGATAAGAGCCAGTACAAACAGCTTCTACTTCATGTATTAAATAAGTTTCGCCGGGGATCAATACTTCATCGCATGATATGCGGTAATTATCGTCTTTTGTCGCTATATCTTGAACGCCAAATTCGCCAAATGTATTTGGGATATTACCGCCATACATCCAAAATTCAATTACTGAACCCACTGATGCGGTTACATCTTGCCATCCAGTGCTATGGGTAGCACCGTCTACTTTCATTATGCCGGTCCGGCATGAGTAAGAAGATTGAACTTTATCGCGTTCGTTGTTTGCTTTATTTGCTGCTTCTGTTTCTTTTTGCCATTGCTGTAAAGCGCCTGCTACATCTCCTCCAGTACCTGGATTTACAAATGGCGGGAATGATACCCTTACTCGTTTATAGGGCAGCCGCCAATCCTGTGCATTACGCAATGGCTCTGATACGCCAAATTGCGTCATTGTTGTAGGTATCCTTACACCGCTAAATAATGCTTGCAGACCAGCATCAGAATAATCAGCTAGGAATACATCTTCACCCCGCGCTGCTAATTGACCTCCTACCAAATGGTTTGATTTTGTTAGTCTGCCCTCGCCTCCAACACCACGTTTAAAATAAACAGCGAATTTGTTTTCTTGATATCCTCTGATTAAACTATCGCCAATAGCAAAACCTTTAATGCTTGGTGTGGCTGCTAATACACCAGCACCAGCCAGGAATATAGCTAGTAATTCCTGGCCATCGCCTTGGCTAAGTAATTGCGACCATAGCAGTTTAGTTTCAACCCTTACACCGCCATACGCGCCACGGTTAGCAAATACCAATGGCATTACTTCGCCTAATCTTGCTAGCGGTTGTACTGATGTAAAACCGTCTACATTAGTAAACCTATTATCAGCGCTTACGCTTGCGCCTGTTACATCACTGCCGCCTTGTTGTTGCGCTGGGTCAGATCGTTTAGGTAGTTTAGGTTTTGGTGCTAATGCTGACGCAGCAAAATTAAGTCCAACACCTACTACTGTGGTAACAATGCCAACTGTTAATGGGTCGCATACCACATGCGGCACATGGTCATAAGCTGCATCGCGCTCAGGGCGGTAATTTGCCACCTCGTTTGCGTACCAGTTATATTCTTCAATCGTCAGCCCTAAAGTATCAATTAATTGCTTTTCCCATGGCAATATCGCGCCTCGTATTTGACGTTTGGTGACCATTTGACCTGGCTGGTTTGTGCGCTGCAATGAAGCCATCCGGTTTCAAAATAAACGGCTAGCCCATAGCTATCAACAGCTCGGACTAACGCAATAATACCAGTTTCGCCTGGTGTTCCCCACAAGTCTAATTGCTCCTTAAAGATGCTGGTATCACCTGCATGTAAACGCCGATACCAATTGCGGGCAGGGACTGGTGCTTCAATGCCATACCATCCCAACACCCACCTACATAAATTAATGCAGTCTGTAGCGCCATGCCGTGCTGGTTCAGCGCCTAAACGATATGGCAGCCCGATAAGATCAGCCGGACCTGATAGCGCCCGTGCTTGGTAATGCTCCGACCATTTCGTAGGTAATACGTGCATTGGGCGCTTGCGCACCAATTGCATCAAGGGCATTGCTAAGTTGGAGTTCAACGGCTTGCGTGCTATATCCAAGTCCCGTGGCAATCCATAATTCATTACCTAATAATACCCCTGGTGCATAGGTATCAGTTAATTGATAAGTTTCTACCTTTACTGAGTAACTACCATTTACTGCGTCTTGCACCCAGCTTAACGTAAGCGGATTGGCAGGTAATAGCAATTGGCTGCTGATGTTATCACCGCTTTTTGATTTCTGCGCACCGCGATAAACAAACGGTAATAAATTCCAGTTTTGACCATTAAAGCCAAATGCAGTGCCTTCTGTAAAGAAGTTTTGCCATCTTTGCACCGCGCCAGCAGGTGATATAAAAGTAGCAAAATTACCAATAATAAATAAACTCATCGCAAACCTACCTGTCTGCGATAAGCAGGTGAATTACGCATCTGTGACGATACCTGAGCAGCGCCAGCTTTAGCACCTGCGGTAGCGGCCCGTTTTTCTGTTGCCATCATTGCTGCCTGCAACTGTTCCGTGCTGACATAATCCTGCCCCAGGAACCGTGTCGTTTCAAAGCTCATTGATAGTACAGGAGTTGCCGCCTCGCCAGCGCCCATTGCATCACTGCTGCTATTACCGCTGCTACTACCGCCTTGGCGTTGATACCGCGCCATTGCCGCCGTCATGTCAGCCGCAACGCCAAGCTTGCCGTCAGCGCCACGCTTTAATGGCATGATTGCTTCTGGCCCTGCCTCACCCATCAAGCCAGTGCGCGTGGTGCCGCCATTAGCAAACTTAAATAGAGTAGGGCTGTTAACAATAGAATTAGAAAATAAACCGCCATTAGCAAAAGTTTGCATACCTTCGCTACTAAATACTCCACCTTTTGCTAAGCCAAAGTTAGGTCCTGCCACCCCTAATCCCGACGAAGGATCAAAGTATCCTTTACCGCCCATATTTGCACCTCCACCACCAAACAATCCGGCTAGTGCTTTTGCTATCGCGATTGCAGTGTAAGTAGCAATCATCTTTGTGCCTTCCTGCATTAAAATGTCGCCTATAGATTTAAGAAAATCAGCGAATACTTGTTGCGCTGTTGTTGTGCCTTCAACTAAACCTTGGATGCCTTTTGTTAATGAATTGCCAACAGCATCGCCAATACCTTGCGATACACGAACAGCTACAGATTCAAGGTCTTTTAGTTGTGTTTGAGCAGATCCAATGAATTGCTGTATTGGTGACGAAGCAGCGGCGGTGGCTGCGGCGTAAGCACGAATTGCAGTTGCTGCAGTTGTAGCTGTCTTATTTAAATCGTTATATATTGCTACATGGTCCTTATTGTCCATATTAAGGGCTGAAGTCGCATCCCTTAATCTTTGGTTTACTGCTAATACTTGCAATTCACCTTCTATCAGCTCAGGCTTAACGCCTTCCATCTGTAACCGATTGCGTAATGTAAGTGCTTCTGATTGCAATCCTAATTGTGCTGTTTGCTCTCTAAAGGCAGATGTACTGGCTAAAATTCCTGCTGCTAAGTCTGCCGCTTGAAATGATTTTGCTTGTGATTTAAGTAGTGCAAGTTGTTGTGTTAAACCTTGAATTTCTGCTTTTGTTTGATCTACATTTTCGCCGGGTATGCCGCCTGCTAGACCTCTGCCACCTGCTTTTGATTGAGGCAAGCCATGCAGCATCCTATTGCCTGTTGCTAATGATGTTGCGGTATATCCATTTCTGCCCTGCAAGGAAGCCGCACCAGCAACCACAGGCACCTTAGTGCCTGAAGGCACGGATATATCAACTGCGTTTCCACTGCTTCCTATAGGTCTTCCTCTTGTGACATCATGAGCCATTTGTTCTTTACGTAATGCTTGTAATAATTTCAATTCATCAAGCATATTTTTTACATTTATTTTTGCATTTGGTAATTCAATATAAGGCAATCCTTGCTTTTGCCATACTTTTATAATTGCAGCCGCTTCCCTGATTACGCCTTCACGGTCAGAACCACGCAAATCTAAATGTGGCCCACTGCTTGCACCTGTGCTACCAACAAGAAACCCGCCGCCTCCACCAGCAACGGTAGTAGATTGCATTTGATTCATCCTTGTGCCTGATTGCAATCTTTGTTGCGCTTCTTTGATTTTGGTTTCTAATTCTTTAATCTGTGCATTAAATGAAGTTGAGCCCATCATCATAGATTGAATAATGCCAGCTTGCTCCTTGGCAGCGCCAGTAAATTTATTTACAAAATTACTAAGTTGTTTTTCTTGCAATTGGCGTTGCAGGTCATAGCGTAATTTATCAAGATCAACTTGATTTCTAAATACTTGACCATCAATTTGCATTTGGTATTGTGCTGAATCCATAGCTAATTTATCAGCTAATTTCGCTGCCTTCTCCGCATCGCTTGCTGATTTTTTTGCTGCCTTAGGATCTAATACATTACCAGCGGTTACACCAGTCGGCACTACTGGTGTTGGTGTTAATGGAGCAGCAGCAGCTTTGAACTCAGGTTGTTGTTGGAGTAATTTAATAAATTTAGCTTGATCCATTCCTGCACCTAAAAACCCGGTGCCTGCTCCAGCTTTTTTTTGCAATTCTTTTCTACGTTTTTCACCAATTGTTTCGTCAATGCCTGGTACAACA